AAATGCGCAGATGGTGTATGAAATCTATGCTACATGGATAGAAGAGATGAACACGAAGCTGACGCTTTGAAATCGTTTTCCTCACCCTGTGCCCCATTTGAGATCTGAGTAACGAATAGATGCAAGAAAATCAAGAGATTAACAAGAAAGAACAGTACAACCTGAATAAGCTACGCTGATTTTGTTAACTCATTGATTGCTTTCGTTTTGTCAATTTATTCAATTAGTTAAAGCATAGCAGTTTCTCCCTAAAGCTACCCAGTAATACATTTTTAATGCCCTTTTTTTGCCCCTATTCCTCAGTTTTGCCCCTAAATTTGCCCCTAACTTTAGCCAGTGTGCCCTCCTTTTTCTCCCTGCCATATACTTTCAGTCTGACTGACTGGAGGTTTCTATGTGTGGACGTTTTGCACAAGCACAAACCCGTGAAGAATATCTGGCTTACCTGGCTCATGAAGCCGATCGCGACATCGCATACGACCCGGAACCCATTGGCCGGTACAACGTCGCGCCCGGTACCAAAGTTCTGTTGCTGAGCGAACGAGACGAACAGTTGCACCTCGATCCTGTCCTGTGGTCATATGCGCCCGGGTGGTGGGATAAGCCGCCACTGATTAACGCTCGCATCGAGACGGCGGCCACCAGCAGAATGTTTAAACCTCTCTGGCAGCATGGCCGGGCGATATGCTTCGCCGACGGATGGTTCGAATGGAAGAAGGAAGGCGACAAGAAACAGCCTTACTTCATTCACCGGGCAGATGGTCAGCCCATTTTCATGGCAGCGATCGGCAGTACGCCATTTGAGCGTGGTGATGAAGCAGAAGGTTTTCTGATTGTGACGTCTGCAGCTGACAAAGGACTGGTCGATATTCACGACCGACGGCCACTGGTTCTGTCACCGGAAGCAGCACGAGAATGGATGCGTCCTGGTGTAGGAGGGAACGAAGCTGAAGGATTAGTTGCCGACGGGACAGTGTCCGCCGACATGTTTATCTGGCACGCCGTTACGCGTGCCGTGGGGAATGTTAAGAACCAGGGGCCGGAACTAATCGAGGCAGCACAATAAAAAGTTAAAGAAACCAGGCGCGTTCTAAATGCGCGAGAAGTGAACATTTAGATAGGCATCGCCTTGCTATCCGCCCATATTAAAGCCGGATTTTTGAAAATCTCTGTAGACTTCCGGATTGTTGAAGGCCGGGAATTTAGCTTTATGGGCTGCTGATTCAATCGCTTCGCAATAGGCTTTATTACCATTGCTGGTTGATATTTTTAAAGCCGTGCCATCCTGAGCAAATTCAATATGCAACCTGCATTTTTTTCCCTTCCATTTCTGAGGCTCATCAAGTTTGTCATTTATTGCCGCCCTGATTGCCCGAGCTTGCTTACCCCATTCATCCTGATCATCCCAGCGTCCTGAACTGCAATTACCCGTAGCTGTGGTCTTATGGCAGTCAGAAGGATGCAACGGCGCACATCCCGCGACCAGGCTGAACGCAATGGTTGATATAACGATTTTCTGTACTGTATTAGACAATCCCATATCTTGCCCCTAAATCCCTTTAAACCTCAGCAATATTGGCACATCCTTCCTTCATTCTGCCATCTTTTCAACTACTAATTTTTTTGCAATAGCAATTCTTCGTCCCCTTCTGGAATAAAGCGGACCAAGACTTCAAGAAAATTTATCGGACTCTAAGCAGATCTGAAAATCTCGTTGTATATCGAGGCGACAACATTTCACGCTTCATCTGCCACTGCTGCTGTATGCCCTGCCCGGCAAAATAGAGCGTTCCCTTTCCGTCCTTTGCATTCAGGTGATCCAGCACTTCCATTAACTTCTCGCTACCAGCTCGAGGCGCACTGTCGTCGAACAGATTGAGCTGGGCCACGCCCTGGCTGAAGAAGTCACCCAGCATGACGCCCGCTTTCTGGTACCGGTGACCATCCTTCCAGATTTTGTCCAGACATTTTACCGCAGCGTTGATAATGTCGCGGGAGTCCTGAGTGGGGGTGAGAAGCTTCACGGACGCATTGTTTCCGTAATATGGCTCGTTCAGGGCAAAGGGTGATGTTTTCACGAACGCAGAGATAAAGCTGCAATACTGATGCTCGCCGCGAAGCTTTTCAGCACCACGGGCGGCATAGCTGCAGATAGCCTGGCGCATCTGTTCGTACTCGGTGACGCGTTCGCCGAATGAGCGACTGCAGACGATTTCCTGCTTTGCCGGTGCAAACTCCTCCAGTTCAAGACATGGTTCGCCGCGCAGTTCCCGGACCGTTCGCTCCAGGACCACATTGAAGTGCTTTCGAATAATCCACGTACTCTGCTCAGAAAGGTCCAGAGCTGTTTTGATCCCCATGGCATTAAGCTTTTTACTGATTCTGCGACCAACGCCCCAAACATCCTCTACAGGCACGATCGCCAACAGCCGACGCTGCCGATCGACATTTGATAGGTCCACTACCCCACCCGTCTGTCTCTGCCATTTCTTGGCGGCGTGGTTTGCCAGCTTAGCGAGTGTTTTTGTCTGCGCGATGCCAACCCCGACGGTTAGATGCGTGCGCTTCAGAACTGTAGAACGGATTTCTTTGCCGAACTCCGTCAGGTCCCTGCAGTTGCGAACACCAGTCAGGTCGCAAAAAGCTTCATCGATGCTGTAGATTTCGACGCGGGGGCTCATTTCCTCTAGCGTGGTCATCACACGGTTCGACATGTCAGCATAAAGCTCGTAATTACTGCTGAAGCAAACAACGCCAGCACGCCGGAAAAGCTCCCTTTGCTTGAAGAAAGGCTCCCCCATTGCTATCCCTGCGGCTTTTGCCTCAGCGCTGCGCGCGATCACGCAGCCATCGTTATTTGAAAGAACAACCACCGGCCGTCCTCTCAAATCGGGCCTGAACACTGTCTCGCATGATGCGTAGAATGAATTCACATCACAGAGCGCAAACATATCAGCTGGCCGATTTAACAATGAAAGTAACTACGCCGAAAACATCCAGCGTATCTTCGCTGCCTACCACAATCGGGCTGTAAGCACCGTTCATCGGATTGAGCTGAACAGTTGGACGCAGTTGAAGACGTTTAACAGTAAATTCCCCATCCACAGCCGCAATGACAATATCTCCATGTTCAGCAGTCCGTGAGCTATCAACCACCAGCAGATCACCGTCGCTGATCCCCGCTTCTATCATCGAATCCCCTGCGGCTTTAACGAAATACGTTGAGCTGGGATGGGAAACAAGCAACTCATTAAGATCAATACGCTGCTCTACATAATCAGCTGCGGGGCTGGGAAAACCACATTGCACCAAATCGCTGTATAGTGGGATCGCGATAATTTCTCGCAGTTCAGTAGGCCTGATAAATTCCATTACGCATACCTCTAATACTGTTTTTATATACAGTAGTTTCGTTTCTGTCAGCGCGCAATACACCTTAGTCGTAGCGACTGTTTAAAGCTTCACCGCTTCGTTTCTAAGTTTCTATCAGGCTTCGAATTATTATTTTTGTAAATTTTCCGACTTGAATCCCAGATGCACAAATTTAAGCCGGTTTGGATGCAGGGAATTTTTTATACAGCGTGCAAACCGCTACGTCGTAAATAATCGCCACCTGCTTTCTGTCCACTCCGTTTGCGATCAGCCTGCCAGCCTGCGCCCATTGCTCTGGGGTTAACTTAGGCCGTCTGCCGCCTATCCGCCCTTTCTCCCGGGCAGCCGCCAGTCCTGCCCGGGTGCGTTCCACGATTAACTCCCTCTCCATCTCGGCCAGGGCTGACATGATGTGGAATATGAAACGCCCCATTGGGCTGGAGGTGTCTATGCTGTCCGTAAGACTTTTGAAGTGGATGCCGCGCTGCCGGAGTTCGTCTACCAGCAGTACCAGGTTCCGCATGCTTCGCCCGAGGCGATCCAGCTTCCACACTACCAGCGTATCGCCCTCATTCAGCGTTCGCAGAAGCTTTTTAAGCGCTGGCCGGTTCGCTACCGTCCCGCTCATTTTTTCCTCAAAAACCTGTTCACATCCTGCGCGTTCGAGAGCTTGTCGCTGAAGATCTGTGTTTTGGTCATTTGTTGACACCCTAACGTAGCCAATTTGCATATTTTTCACCCAATATTTTCTGCAAAAAAATCAGGTGAAGTTATCGGCATGGATGCCGCAGGGCAATCTATAAAACGTCGGTTTAGGAAGTAGCGCGACACGGGATGCTTACAGCTCGACAGGACAGATGTTATCCCGGGGAGATTTTGGCTTGGGCGGGCCGGGTAATAGTAGTGCTGGCTGGGATATAGCTATCGATGGCCGATTTTTAAGTAGCCCTTATGACGGTCCCTCAGCTACTGCTGTGTTTATGGGGATAAACTGTGCTCATAGTTCCGATTCATCCTACTGCTTTCAGCTTGGGGGACGAGGAAACCAGGGTATGTGGTGGAGGGCAAGAGAAAGCGCCTCATTCCTTCCATGGTTACGAGTTTATGACACTGGTAACACTACCAGAGCTAGTGACGGCACGTTAAAAGCAGCTTCCCCAGTAGTTAAACTGTATGCAGACGGTTCGTTTGAAACTAATAACGAATCAGAGGGCTGTACCGTAACTCGCATAAAAGCCGGAGAGTATCTGATCGAGGGCTGCATGGGTATGAATTCAGATGCGGCGTGGGGTGGGATTGATGGTGGCTTCGATATCCCTAAAGATCGTAATGGGCAGGCCCTAATCTGGCTTGACTATGAGGTTGATGCCGACGGATCAGTGCTCGTGAAAACATTCCACCGGGAATACCCGTCAGCACCGATATTTGCGAGGAACTCACGGGAAGGTTTCGTGGATGGCGAACCGGCCGATATTCCGGCCGATCAGTTTGTCAGTGTCCGTGTAGAGATGCCGCAAAACAGTATCTGGAATCAGCGCGCAGCTATGGCTGAAGTTTCTGATTGATCATCTGATTAAAGGCAGAATCATCAGGCATATCCAAGCGAACATCGATCCAGCTGTTCACCGGCACGTCCATCGGTTCCCCTTTTGTTTTGACGATCTCCCCTTCATCGCTCAGCATGTATTTTCGCTTAAACAGGCGGATAGTCAGCCCACCGCTTTCTGCCTGCTCTGCTTCAACAATCCCAAGCTCTCCCATGCCGCCTGGGTCCATTGGCGGCAGTAACTGCCATCCCTCTGACGCCAGGCCTGCCGAACCTCTCAGCACATAAACACCAACATCGACCCGGGAAATTTTGATTCCTTCAGCTTCGGTGTTCGCAGTACCGCAGCCGCACCATGCAAAACCATCCTCAGATATATCCGTGCGCTGGTTCTGTTCCTGAGACTTAACAATGCGAGCAACAGGTGAGGCCGCCTTCAGGCTGTTGATGGATGCCTTGTTGCCGTTAACGTCCGTCTGCAGGATCAGCAGCGAGCGCGCCGTTGCCTCCCTGTCGTTGACAATCACTTCATCAATGCGGTCCAGATTCGCGCTGTTGCCGGCGACCGATGCAGAAAGGGTTTTACGCGTGGCCACCTGAGCGAGGTTGGCCTGGATTATCGCAATTGCAGAGTTCTTCACCCCGCCCGTCATGCCGTCCATAGAAACGCTGATGTTGTCGATTCGCTGGCCCAGGGCGGTATCAGCCGTCGCAACGGTCTGCTCAAGCTGACTGAGTGAAGACGAAACATTCCCGACCGTGCTGGAAAGCTCATTAACGCTGGTCTGAACCTTCCCGACGTCCTGGGCATTTTTGGCGATATCCTTCGCCTGCTGCTCCAGTTCGTCGTTGGCCTGTTTGATATCGTTAGCCATGCCAGCAATTTTTTCGTTGCTGTCCACCGCGTTCTCGATCAGGTCTTTGAAGGTACCGGATTCCCCTGGGCTGTAGTGTTTGTTACTCCACCAAAGGCGTAGCTGGCTTGGTTATCCGCAGATTGCTTACTGGCGAGCCCGGTTGTCTGTGGAGAAAGCATCTGGACTACGCCGCCGATTGCCATTGATGCCCCAATCCCCGCCACAGCGCCCCATCCACCAGCGAAAGCGGTACCACCAATCCCGATCGCGGCCCCTCCCGTGACGAACGCAGCAACAGCGACAAGGGCAACCCCGAGGATTGTCTGAAACACCCCGGCTCGCTTACTGCCGATGATCACCGGCGCGATGCGGATTTCCTCTGTGCTCCTGTCCATACTGAGCTCATCGTTTAAGAGGTTTCGTTTCCCGCTGAATACCGCATAAGTTAAACCTCGTTGCTTACTGGTATTCAGGAAATGCTCAAAACCCGGCACGATAACGCTCAGGGCGCGGATGGCCTCTTTAGGTGAAGCTACTGATAAACGATATTCACGCCCGAAAGTGGCGCCTAGCACGCCGTACAATCGAATTGTGCGGACCGGCTCAACATTGAGTAATGCAGCCATTTTTCCCCCATAAAAACTGCCACAGGCGGTTATCAGAAACAGTCTTTAAAGCGCAGTATTTTCATTGTGCGCTCACGCCAGTAACCGCCATAAGGTACGCGCTGGCTCAGATGCCCATAAAGGTGATGCAGTAGCATGTTGCCTTCCAGCAGAATCCCCGCATGATTCCACTTATCAGCCTGAACCTGCATGATCACCATATCGCCAGGTTTTGGCGGCCCGTCGAATTCACGGAATCCGCACTCATACCAGCAATCCTGATAGAAGTTGTCCGGGTAATCGTTTTCCCACCAGGGATAATCGACCCGGTAATCGTGAAGCTCTATCCCGTGTGTTTGCCGGTAATAGCTCATCACCAGACCCCAGCAGTCGAAGTGACCAAGCACAAACGGTCGCTCCAGCAGCGGCAGTTCTCCACGCGGCTGGATGGTCCGTAAATCCCCCTCTGGCCAGCTCACGATATGCCAGGGTAGCCAGGGTTAGGCTCTCGGGTGTGATCGTAGCCGTAACCCCCAACATCGACTGGCTCTCGCTTATCGCGGTCTGTCGCTTCGAGCCGTTTCTCTTCGAATTCCACCATATCGCGCCACTGGTACTGGTGACCGAAGCCCCAGCAATAACGACACGCGCCGCGGCGATACTGCGAAAGCTGGTTTGCATCGAAGGTCGCAAGCTGCCACATCTGCGCGAGCACTTCATCGGCACCGCCAAGCGTGCGTTCAATGGAGGCTTTCTGCTGTTGTGCAATAGCCTGGGCAACTGAAGTTTTCTGAAGGAGTTGATAACCGATTTGTTCAGCAGATTTTTTGCTGTAACCCGCCCTGATAGCGGCTTGTGTGGCGTTACCATCCTTTAGGTATTCTGCGACAAAACGTCTTTGCTGTGCCGTTAATCCATCATCATCCACCAGCTCTTCTGCGCTTTGTTCTTTTTGCGCAGTACGCACTTTTTTCTGCGCAGATTTTTGCACAGATTGCGCAGAAGGTTTTTTGATATATCGACGTGCGGTAGCATAGTTCAGTCCCTGCGCTTCACACCATTCCTTTGGTGATACGCCGGTTGCGGCATGTTCGGACAGGAACCGTTGCTGAAGCTCGCCCCAGTCCGGTTTTGCCATATAAACTCCAATAAAAAACCGCCCTTAGGCGGTTAAATTTTGAGATTTAAAATTTTGGTGCTAAGCCATACTTAGGCGTCTTTATGTTAGCAGCCCAGACTTTGATATCGTTCTGAAGCAACAAAGTGAAATCTGACTTGAGGTGGTTAACCATCTCATTGACCTTGCTTGCATCATTCACTGCAAAGTGTTCAATCCTGTCTGCTCCGACTGATACACAAGTATAAGTTGCAGGCACATCCTTCCCGTTAGCATTAAGCCGCACCTTCTCATCTCCACAGCCACCATCGGACATATAGGATACGAGCATATTAGCTGACTCCCTCCCCGGTTGAGAGATGCTTATCATGACAGGCAATCCCTCTGAGGTCTGGGTAATGTCGTAGAGTACAGCATCTTTTTGATACCAGGTATTGTATTCTCTTTCCTGAAACGCTGCGTAGGATGGCGAAGAAATCGTCGCCAGCAAGGCGATTGTAATAGAGTGAATTTTCATCGGTTGCTATTGTTTTGTTTAGGCAAAGTTATTATCCATATTGTGCCAACAGCAACAACGACGTAAGATTATTCCTACTATTTTTAGTGGTACTAAATTCTCTTTTAGCAACCGTTAAGTATCCATATATCTCATATCAATAAAGCATTATAAATCCCGGTAATTTGCATTAAGTAAAAGCTAACTCCATGGTAACGAAAAAAATTTGCAATCACCTCTCAATACATTATCAGCATTCTACAGCATCAACCTTATTTTTGGTGAGCTTTTTCGAATGGCGAACTGGCTGCTATGTTTCGTCCATGATGTCTAATAACAAAGAGTCACTTATTAAACAAATAAGCGAGTATGCCAGGCTTAACGAGCAGGAAGAAATCCAGTTGCGCAAGATAATCAGCTGATTGATTCATCCGCTTAATCTTATAACTATTATCAAGCCCACCAGCAGGTGGGCGTTGTAATGGCTGCCACTACCCGGAGTGGCCACGCTCATGCCCTTGAGTTGCTGTCGCTTCATCGCCGCTTATAACCGGTGCGCGTCTGGCGTTCGCGCTGCTTTACCGGAGCATGTCCCCTTATTTACCCTCACAACGGTCTGCTATACCTGCTCGCCATTACGCGGCTCGGGGCAGCATCATGGCTGCTGCATGGCCTTATGGCTGCGGTCAACCCGCTTACTGTTTCAAGGTCTTTAGCCCATCCACAAGTGAAAATAATCTGAGGAATTTCTTAATATCCCACGCTTACGCTTGTTGTTATCTGCCTGGCTGCCAGGCTATACATGACTCTGATGCGGAGAATGCCAACTCCGGGGAACATCAATAAAAAGAGCAACGAAACTGAGACTCCTGTAGCCCTCGCTGAGAGGGCTTTTTTTTCAAAAAAAAGCCAGCTCGGACAGAACTGGCTGGGTCTAGCAGTAAGTAGGTATTACTTCGCACTCATTTCGACGTGTACCCTATTCCTTTAGTCAAGCATTCAGACGCCGGGTGCCTCCCGGTGGACTTGCATCACTCCGCAAACCCGCAACACTACGTCCAGCAGTGACTGGTTGCCCCTCCGCTCAGGGGGATTCATCTGTATGGCAGAGATATCGAATCACTCGTGCCATTAAAATGTAGCTGACAGACAAAATAAAGTTGTGAGCATTGTTAAAATTCTTCGCTAATCATTCATTCCGTATACCCATCAGGCATTAGAAGAAAGTAGATTTTCGTTCCTTTGAGTTATTTATTTAATACACCTTTTTACTTTTGAGAAATGGATTACATTTACATTCTCTTGTAATGATGACCCCTTTGGTCTCCCTTCCGAATTGCAGGATTTCATTTCGGAAGGGACTTTTTTCCTTTCCCGCCTTGATAAATACTCATTGTTTTCTAGACTGTTACATAGACTTTGCTATGTCAGGTGAAGTCGTCGTTCAGGACTACCCGTGTGCTCAAGGATGAGCCACCCTGATTTGTTCAAGCTTTTCCCTGCTAATTAATCATCTGCGCCACAAGAATTGTCCATTTGTATAACAGAATTCTCAATATTTGCTACGGTTAAAGTCCAGAGGAGAGACTGTGTCCGAACCTCAGGGATGAGGCTCAATTTTTCCCGCAATTTGCTTTCCATGCTTTGTTATGCGCCAGGATGTCTTTCTTCGTCTGGTGGTCCAGAACGTCGATGTCTTGATCCGTCAGGAAGATTGGCTTCACCCAATCGCAACCGGTATCAACCACCACCGGGACGCTTCCATTCGTTACGCAGCTCGCGATCAACATCGTCGCCAGGCATATGATTAACAGTCTGCTGTACATTGCTGGCCTCTTTCGTTGTTTCTACCCTGCGTTCGGCTGCTGCGACCATTGCCGCTGCGTTATCTTCGGTTCGCTGCTGGTCGGCTTTGGCTTCTGCTTTGCTGGTGCCGCGAAAATGGCCCAGGCCAAAAGCGCCGGCGATAGCGGAAATGACCAGTGCGGCCAGCCCGATTATTGTCTCGATACCCACACTCACCTCATACCAGAACTGATTTCGCCAGGTTAAACAACGTACGGCGTTTTTCCAGCCCGTTGCGGCCGCCATTGATTAATAGTGTCACGCGCTCAACGTCGCCGGAATGAAGAAGGCAACCGCGGGAGGCATAGAACCATGCGGCTGAGCGCGCGGCGTATTCATCCTCTTCAAGCAGTTCCGGGTGGGTTACAAGGTCCAGTTTCAACGCCTGGCCACAACTGCGATAGTTACTCAGACCAGTAACCTGTTTCAGCCCGCGACCGCGATATTTCCATCCATCACCGGCAACCTGATTGCCCAGGTGTTCTTTTCCCCACTCACCACCGTATACCAGATTAGCGATCGCTTTCTGGTTTGCCGGTTGCGTTGCCGTTCTGCCAAGTGCAGCGGCTTGCTGTGATGTGATGCGGTGGCTGCCGAACGTCGGCACCAAGTTTTCTGCCGCATAATTAAGATTTTCCACCACACAGGTAAATCTGGAGCTTTCATGCCCCATCTGGGCAATAAACATCGCCTGATCAAGCGGTGTGGTTATGCCGTATTCCTTCATAGCGGCGTCGATATGCGGAAACCAGCGCGCAGCTAACCCGGCGCTGATACCAGCCGCCTTCTGAAATTGTGTTTGATTCATTAGTGCCTCAGATGATCAACCAGACGTGCAACGTTGCCTTTGACGGCCACCAGCACGGAAAGGAATATGATGTTTGCCGCAATGGTGGCCCATGATGAATGCGGGTAAATCCCACACAGGTACGCCAGCGGTACAGCGCTATAAGTGACGGTAATCAGCCAGGCTAAACGCGAAATCCATGGCCGATGCCGCGAATCACCACGGCGATAAAACATCAGAGTAATTACAACTCCGGCGCAGAGCAGCGCGTTGATAGTTGCTGTTGGGTCATCTAGTACCACCTGAACCTCCCCGGCGCGTTATCAGCGCCACCAGCGAGCCAATGTCCTGCTTGTTCAGGAACGTAAGGATTTGAACGGCTAACGCAGAAGCTATTACGGCACCGATAGCATCCAGAGGCTTCTCGGTGTATCCCGTCCAGGATGTGAGTTTTGAACCCAACAGCCCCGAACAAAGAATGCCGACGATATACGACACGAAGAAGTATGCCAGGCGACGTAACACACTCAGGTCAGCCGCTGTCGCTATGTAAAATACGGCGCCCGCAAATGCACCAAAAACAACACCGTAGTCAGTTCCGGTCAATAGACCGTAGACACTGGCTCCAGTCAAAGCTAAACCGGCCAGCCCCGTGCCGGAAAATGGATCGGACATCGGCCCCCCTCATATTGCTGTGAATCCTCTCAGTAAATTTGAGGGGAAATAAAAAAGGCCACCCTGAGGCAGCCTGTGTTCTTCAAATTATGTTCATAAAGGTGGGGATATGGGGCCTTCCAGAACGACCGCTTCACCGTTATGGCAAAGATCGTAGCCACGAGTTAGATGCCAGACGCCTCTGATTATTTTTCCTGTAACCATATCTTCAGTTTTACCGTGCGAAAAGTAGGCGATCTGGACACAGTCATTGTGTCTAATCCAATAATATCCCTCTTTCATAATTCACCTCTTAAATTGTTTCATTTAGAAGTGTATATGACGATTCAGAACCTGGTGGTCGACAAAACGTTTTTTTTGAGGATGTGGCGCCGGGTGCCTCCCGGTGACTTATCTCTGGTCGTCAAAGTCGCGTGCATACCTGCACATAGCAGTTAACCAGACGCCCCATCGCTTAGATGGGATTCACCACATTCATAACTAAAACAAGAAACATTCATCTGGTCAATGGATGATTAATAAATGAAAAAAAAGCCTGCTCGGAAAAGCAGGCATAAATAGCTAAGTTGGCAATAACTGAGGGAGTGGTGCCGGGTGCCTCCCGGTGGAAATGATCACAGCATTCATTTCCGCGCGCTGGTTGGACACTCTGGAGAAATGTCCTGCTGAATCGCCCCTCCGCTTAGGGGGATCCACCACAAAAATGCTTTCAGAAACATCCATTACTCAGGATGCTTAAAAAGCATATGTGCAGTATGAAGAATCTGCCACGTAATCAGATGAATATATTCATTTAAATGGTACAGGCAGAAGGACTTCAATCACCTCTACCTCTCCGTTGTGGCAAATGTCGTCTCCCTGCGTCAGATGCCAGACACCAGTTATCAACTGGCCCGTTTCAAGGTCATCGGTTACACCATCTGTCTAGTAGGTTACCTGAATTTTGCCGTTGTACTGTAGCCAGTAGCAACCCTCTTCCATTTTCCCACCAGCATGGCTGGGAAATTAAAAGTTACTACGGGGTTGTATGGTTTTAGTAATTCTTAAATTGCTATAAAGCAAAAAGCCCTACGGGGTTAACCGCAGGGCTTTAAACGAAGGCAATAACCCATCGTTAGAGCAAAATTACCACAAATTCGGGAAAAGTAAATAGCTCACGATAAAATAACGCCCTATTTTGTTATCTGCTTCAACTGCGCATCGGCCCATGCCTCTTCGATGTCAAATTTGGTGATTAGCTGATCGTAAAAGGGCTTAACAGACTTCTTCCAGGTATCTAGGCTGATTGTATCCGTTATCTGGCGCACCGCAGCGTAAGCCTCAGTTGAGGGGATACGCTCATATCCACGTCCGCCGCAGCGCTTACAGTCGGCCAGAACCGGCACCCCCTGCTTTTCAGTGAGATCCTGATTCACTGCTTTACCGCGCCCGTGGCAGTCTTTGCAGGCGCAACTGACAACTTTTTTCCCCTTGCAGGTCGAGCAAAGTACCTTAGCGACTTCTTTGACCTGGCGCTTAACCTCGAAATAACTCGGAGATTGCTTAAGGTCTTTTGCCCACTGTGGAAGCTTCATGGTGTAGTGCGATTTCATCGTGAAAACATCAGCCTCAATGAATCCCTGACCCGAGCAGCAGTCACACTGTTTCACGCTGGCGGCGCTGCGAGAATAATCTTCAAAAGCGAAGGAGGCCAGCTGGTGCATCACTAATGGCTTAACCCTGGCATCCAGTTTGCGAAGTGCAGCAACCCGATCGCACTTGGTCAGCGCATACTGGGCCAACAATTCGATCGCCCTCTCCCGGTCATTGTTGCTGATACCCATCTTCCCGAGAAAAGCGCTGTAACCCAATGCTGCCCGTTCCTGCGTCATGCCCATAGCGGCCATGATATCCGTTCCGCTTAATGAGTCTGACGCCGTAGCGCGCGGAGAGTCGCTAATCATCGTCGATTTGGCGAAGTGATATTTGAGGGTGTTTTCAAGATTCATGCGTTCTCCAACTCGGTAATGGTGAGTTCTAACTTCCCGCCCTTAACGACAGGCATTTTCACAACGCGATAGTCGACAACCTGGCAGTCATCCAGCCAGAATCTCGCCTTGGTTAGAGCGTCAAATGCAGCTTTCTGCAGGTTATCCAGATCGCGGCGTCGGCGGTCGGGCATGTGACATTCAATACGGATTTTGAGTGGTGCGGCCGTGCGGATATTAAGCCGGGCGCTTCGAATGACGCTGGCGACTGCATAGCGGTACGCAACGCCATCAGCGCTAATGTGCGTGCGCCCGCGGTTGTGCCGGTAATACCGGTTATTGCTCGGCGGCCAGGGCAAAGTGATTTGATATGTTTTCACGTTCACCCCCACATCCGGTTTCGCCAGCGGCTGTCCGGGCGCGCTGGTGTATTTGAGGTCGGCAAGAATGCACTTACAGTCCAGGTCACGTAATCCGGGTTTAGGCTGCGCTCAACACGTACTCCGCGCGCCTTGTAACGCTTAACCAGTTCGTCGGCCTGTTCGGTGCTGCAATCGGTGTGGTGGAACCAGGAATACTTCATTCCATCACCCCGCGAAGCCAAGCAGCTGCGCGGCGACATTCTCGGCCTCATCACGACTGCGGAATGAACGGGACAGGACCCAGCGCCAGAGGACATCGAGCGCAGCTTTATAGAGTTGCTGAAACTCGAATTCGTCCATGTTGGCAAACGAGATGCTACGAGGATGCTTCTTGAGTGTTCCGTCTGGCAGCTGAATGGCATCAAAGTGCCCTGCCTCGACGATCACCCAGGAGCGGTAAGCATCGAAGGATTTACAGAGGCTGATGCCGTTTGTGACCCGGCGGTATGCAACCTGCTCAAGATACTGCTCAGCAGCATCGATCAGCGCCCCCTCATTACCACCATACGAAGCCAGCAACTTGGCGTAGCCAGTAATCAGCTTACGCTCGTTACTTGAGATCGCCCCGCCGGTTGGCTCCCAGTATTCAAATCCGAGATTAAGAAGCGCGAAAAAGCGTCGATGGAATGCCGGCTTGCGAACCCGCCTGAATTCGGCAACAAGAACATCGCCGAGCCGGGTTTTGGATTGCAGGATATCGCTGGTCTCGGGGGTTGCCGGGATCAGTATTCCTGAGTGGTGTTTGATAAGTTGTAATTCTAGCGCCATGGTTCTCTCCGTGGCGCATCAGGTATAGGGTGTTCAGGCCTATGAAAGAATGATATCAGACGGTGGTGTAATTCGGTACCCAAGCCGTTTTGCAAATTGCATAAACCCGTTAAGAGTGAAGATTTCTTCCTCTTCGAGTAAGGGTCGTAATGAAACTATTCCATTTACTCGATAAACCAGATATCTCCCTTCCGCCGGGAAGCTATAGATAACTGCATTATCGGCCCTTCTGACCACGTCGTACCATTGATCATCTGCATTAAAGGCATCTGCACTACACACTATTTCCCCCCAGAGCGACTTATTGACGCGGCAAACAGTAATCGGGAACAGCCAGGGGAACGCAAACAGCGATACTCTTTGAAACTGCTCCAGTCAAATTCACGCGATTAATAAAACCACTCGTCCGCGCTTTCCCAAGTCTCCTGCACGATATGTTCGACCTCTTTCTTGTCGCCCCCGAAAACAGTCAAACCATCATTACTGGCACGCTTAATCGTAATCTGGCAACCATCAAACTGCTTGCTAAGTCTTTTGAGCAGTTCTGACTCGAGCGCAGGTATAGCTCCAACAGGAAGTTTCTTCATGCGATCAATGGTTAACTCGATTTTCATTTTTCCCTCCGCAATGAACAACTGTATGCATATACAGTATATTTATAAACGTATCTCACGGATTTTGCAACGATTAAAGAGTGTTCGCACTATGGAGCGCTTTCAGGCTTACAGGTATATGTTTTAAGTACGATATGGGGCAGATCTCAGATTTGGAGGTCTACACAATAGTTATGTTGAATAGATTTCAGCGGAGTTTGGTGCAGTTACGCTACTAAATTGTGGCTTAGAAATGAGATTAATAAAATGAAAATCTGTAAAGGCTAATATGGAGCTTGCTGTTACTAGCACAAATTAGTCAGCAAGCTCTAAAACGATATGAAACATTACCAGAGCGTAATGTAATCCAACCGGTTATCGAAATTTACTGAGATGCAGGCACTGTATCATAATGACGAAAAGCCTCGATCCCGACTTTCTGACCATAAGAAAGTTCAAGTGTGTTACCATCAGGATCAGCGAAGAAGACATAATAACCTACCGGTTCCCCTGTCTGAACAGGTTCTTTTCGCAAGATGCCCTCCATCCTGGCCATCGCTATTTTATTGTCGATTTCTTCAATGCTTGAACAAGCTACTCCCAAGTGACCAAAATTACCTAAAGGGGTGTCAGTCACAGCATCAACCTGGACAAGGACAAGCGCAAAAGGGCGAGTTAGGTCACTTAACCACGCGACTTTACGTGCCTCCGGAAGGTCAGGCTCTCGCCTGTGTACGACTTCCATGCCAGCATAACGGCCGTAAAAATCAATACTTTTATCCAAATCTCTAACAACAAACGCAACGTGCGTAAAACCGACATCAATCTCTTTCATTAGGCTAATCCTTTGACTATCTCCAGAATCGCCATCTTAAAAGCTCAAGTTAACCTGAGGTCAAGAGCCTTTCAATCAATAATTTGCTGGATTTCTTGCACGTATTGTTCAATGTCGTTCAGGGTCGCAGCCTATGCTAACTAACTCCAGCAAAATGAAGATAAGGCCCGCTACGCACAGAAGAAAAGATAAAGTTAAAGCCGCAATAAAAACCATTAGAAACTCCATGTAATCATTTTTACTACCACAATCTTAGAATTAATTTTTACTTTGTCACGTGTGCACACCAGGCGATTTGATGTTGCAGAGCCAAACATATCTCGCGGGCTTTAACCACGTTTATTGAATGGTTTTTTTTGTTAAGCATTTTACTCTTCATAGACAATTTTATGGTCACAGAACTCTTTTTTGTAAATTTTTTCAGTAAAATAGCACTAACTGTCCTTTCTCATGCTACTTTAGAAGAAAATCCTTAAAAGTGTGCAACTATGCTTACTACTCTCATCTACCGAAGCCACCTGCGAGCTGATGCACCAATTCAATCCATTATTGACATGGTCAGTGAAGCCAATTCCCGAAATGAACGTGCGGGAGTAACTGGTGTTTTACTTTTCAATGGGATTCATTTCTTACAGCTTCTTGAAGGTGATGAAGCAGCTGTAATGCAAATCTATGAAAAGATTTGCCTAGATACACTTCACTTTAACATTGTAGAACTCTTATCCGATTATGCCCCCTATCGACGATTTGGCCGCTCAGGCATGGAATTAATTGATATAAGACTATTCAGTAAAGAAGAGTGTCTGGACAGGGTTCTTCAACGTGGAACAACCCAACATAAAATGCTTTACAACGACAGAGCCTTAAGGTTTTTCCGTACATTTATAGATTCTGCTGAGACAGATAACTATTATGAACTTCCTGATAGGTTCAGTTGGTTTTTTTCATCCGATCAAATAGATGTATCATCAGTTGATCCCGCCATTATCGAAGACATGTATGCAGTTATAGACCCTCTCGCTGCCCAGATTCATTCTTTTGTCTTGAATGCTAAATCAGATAATGACGTTATAAAAGTCAATAATTTACTTTTTGATTTGGAATCGAAGAAAGATTTGTTAAAAATTGCAGGGGGTTTCATTACCTCTTCACAACGAGTATCAATAACACTCCTGCCTTTAACCTTACTGAGGGTGCCGAATGCGATTGAGATTTTGCTCGATTACATCAGAGAAAGTAACTTACACCCAGAACAAGTTTTAGTTGAATTTTCTGAGAGCGAAATAATCCCTGAAATTGATGAGTTCGCGCATTCCGTGCAGATTCTCAAAAGCTGCGGTTTAAGTGTTGCTATTAATGACTTTGGTGTGGGAAATGCAGGTTTATTGTTTCTTTCGAAATTTCAGCCTGAGAAGCTCAAAATACACCCTCAACTAATCCATAATATACATAAGGACGGCTCTAAGCAGGCGATACTACAAAGTTTAATACGTTGCGGCGAACTTTTAGAGATAAGGATTTGTGCAACAGGTGTCGAACAACCAGAAGAATGGATGTGGCTAGAATCCGCTGGTATATTTTGCTTCCAGGGCAATCTTTTTTCAAAATATGATAAAAATGGATATTTGAAGATCTTCTGGCCAGAATCTAATGAATTCATAGAATGTTAAAAAAAACTTGTAGACTTATTACTTTTTCATAGGCTTAACGCAGTCATAATCGATGGGTGTCAAGCTGGAAGCGGATAAACTAATATATAGTGAAAAGTCAGCGGGCCCGGCGGGTGCAAAAGCAATGCTTCAGTACTCAGCTAAAATGCGGTAAACGGAGCAGGCTTAGATATTTGGCCTCAATTTCGTTTACGAAGAACCAGTTCATCCCCATACCCTCCTACCAGCTTTCATCCAATCATATTTGGCTTTTAAAGCTCAGCTGGTATCGAGCAGTCAGCGATACTTGCGCAGCAAACGTGCCGCGCATATACAGTGCTGGCTTACCTTTTATCAAACGTGCTCACGCCTGCATACCCTTCCCCCTTGCGATGTTAATTCTGTCAATGCATTCCCTTAATGCTTTGACTTGCTCAGGGGTAAGTTCAGATTCATCGATTGTGGCCAGAAGAGCGTTGAGGGAGCGCTCAATATCGTTTTTAGTCAACCGTAAACAGATAACCTTAACCCAACGTGGCGAGAACTTGCTGAGGCCGATTGCTCTTGTGATACGTAGTTTCATGAGATGCCTCTTAACCGCCAGTGGTGGCGATTTCAAACTCGCTTATAACACACGTGGAGAAGACTTATGTGATTATTTCGCCATAGAAATTTCTAAGGGTCGTTTCACTTGAGGACAACCAGGCTTTCAGTAAACGCCTAAATTGGTTACCCAGCATGTCACACAAGCGCCTCTTCATAACCCGAAGCGGCTTATCAAGTGAAGGTAGTTTTTACGGTCATGCACAGGCTGGGATGTCATTTGTGTGCCAGAAGCAGACTTTAATATAGCTCCAGAGTCCCTTATGGGAGCTATTTACATCTGTCAAGCTTTAGCAAGCGGCTTCATTCGAAAACTAATACCCATACGATTAATGGCATTCATGGTGGCAATAACAATGGTAAGTTCAACCAAATCTTTTTCACCGAATACAGAAAGCGCTGCGGAATATGCTTCATCGGAAGCATGTGTTTCACTAACACGGGTAACTTCTTCCGCCCATGAGAGGGCAGCTTGCTCTATATCCGAGAATAAATAGGTAGCTTCTCGCCAGACAGGCACCAATACAATCTTTTCGACGGACATGCCACTCTTGATAAGATCGCGAGTATGTATATCTATGCAGTGTGCACAACCATTGATCTGGGAAACTCTTAAAAAAATTAAATGGATCAGCTCGGCAGGTAAACCTGTACCAGTAGTGGCGTAATGATGGAGCGCTGCTATAGCCTTGCCACCTTTATCGGAAACTTGAAACCAGTTTGGACGCTTCATCGTTATTTCCACCTTTTTGAGTTGTTTAAAATAAAAAGATGCCTCACAGGATCGCTACGACTGAATGACAGAATTTAAATTAGTACGTCTGCTCAGACGTTGTAATCTTAACCATTGATGTCATAGATAAAAGAGACAATAAATGAGTAAAACGGTAGGACAATTATGGGATACCTCATGCAGTAAAACTGGATAACAATTTTTAAAAGCAAACCCTGAGTGTTGATAAAATCCACGGTAGAGTCCGCTTCTCGCTCATAACAGACCATTTCCTCACTATGCCCTGCCATCTGCTTTCATCCGTTGATATTTAGTTTTCAAAAGCTCCGCCGGTGTCGGCCCTTTCGGAGCAACTGGCGCAGCCAACGCCCGACGAATAGGCGGAATCGGCTTCCCGGCTAGCACCCGCTTTTCCCACCTATCCAGAATATCACCGGCCTCACGCTCAAGCTCTTTGTGACTGAGTTGGCCATCAGTTCCGCGACGCCGCAGCTCGAGGCAAATGTGGTAATAAACCGGCTTCGGCCAGGGGTACTGCTCACTGCTCGGGTACCGAAACACCAGCTTGCGCCACTTCCAGTATTCAGCCATCACGTCTGCGGTGGTGACCCCCAGCACGCAACGCCCTTCCCTGCACCACTTGATGAACTGGCCAGGCGATGGCAAGAATGGACGCTCCTGGCGACGCACCATACGCATGCCGGCTTCAACCTGCTCCATGGTGTTTATCCCGTTTTCTTTGAAGGCCAGCACCCACTGGCGGCGGATTTCGTCAACGTCGTCCTGGCTTCGGTTAACCAGGCTTGCAGGAAACGCGGCCGCCAGCTGTACAAACAGGCCGTTGATAATCTGCGCCACCTGCTGCGTTTGTTCGCGTTCGGTGTACTGCTCAGGCAGATTGTGCGCCACGCGGCAAGCCTGTTCCCGGTCAAAATTGCGAATGCTCTCGGCAAGGTTTTTCATTCCAGCACCCCGTCAATCCAGTCGGTGTTAAGCAGGTCGATGCCGCTCCGGGATGGCTTTGCCGTTCCGGTTGCACGCAGCCGCTTGGTAGTGAGCTGATCCCACTGCTTGCGCAGACTCGAAGGGCTCAGGATGTTGTCTTTCCAGAATTCGTCCCGGTTAGCCCACTGGAACAGGTCACAGATTTCGTAGTGCGTACGCTTATCCTGGACGCGCATCAGCCTGATGGTGTTTGCCCATTCAGCCCAGTTTGGTTCGGATAGCGAAGCGTTGACGGTGAGAAGCCTGTCGTAAATCCAGCGAGCGGCCTTGAGGTCGTCAGCGGATCCCCATGATTTACCTGCCGGGGTGTATATCCCGGCGGCAGCTTCTGGATGGCGTGAGAGAAACTTTTGAGTTTTCTGGTTTCGGGATTCGTCAGAGTTCCGAGACGAGGATCTTTTAATATTGTTCTTGTTATAGTCTTGGGTGTCTACCGTTTCCGGGAAGATTTTTCCCGTTTTCGGTAACACTTTTCCCGTTTTCGGGAAGGTTTTTCCCGTTTTCGGTTTGTCTAAAATCCAGGCTGAAAGGTCAGTATTTATACCGACCGTTTTCATCACGCCCTGCTTCTGACTGAAGATAATTTTACGTTCTGCGAGTGATTTGAGCGCATCAGAAACATGCGAATCACTCAGCCCTGTAAGCTCAGCGATCACCGTGTTCGTAACGCGGTCCTGTTTCTTGTTCCAGCCGTAGGTAAGCCAGATCACCGCCTCAAAACACTGCCACTCCCGGCCTGACATTCTCAGACGAGGCTTGAGCTGTTGGATTTCGTTAGCGACCTTGGTATACCCGTTCGACAGGTCGGCCATACGACCTCCCGGTTGTTCAGTTCTGTTGGGGAAATTGATAATTTCAGCTGTGTTTGACATACTTAGCTCCGCAATTACACTCCGTTTTTGCACCTGAAAGTCGGTTCTGTTAGCGCAGACCGGCTTTCGCCTTTTCTGAAGTCTTCACATTGCCCCCAGCATGGTTGTGACCATCGCCAGCAGTGGCGCCGTAAGGTCCGGATCGATCCTGAACATTTCGAAAATCCCCTCTCCTAACTCCTTCAGCTTTTCCTTTTTCGGTGCATCGAGCATCAAAGCTTGCTTCGCCTCACTCACCTCTTTTTCCAGCCGGGCCATCCGGTAGGCAAACGAGTCGTTCTTAACGACACGGTCGCGGTATCGAAGCGGTAATACGGACATGATCGCGGGCACCAGCTGTTCGATGTTCTTTCGGTACGATGCGGAGTCTTCTTTGTTGTCGAGCCAGCGGAACAGCTTCACGTTCCAGACATCGGCCTGGCCTGAGAAATCCACGCCATCAAGTTGAAGTTCTTCCGCCGCTTCTTGGATTTGAAGTGCTACAGCTACGCGCCCTTCTGCCGCCGCCCAAGCTCGTACCGCTGAGCAGATATCGCGATGATCGATATCCTTCACTGCCGATTCGCTTTGATGACACTGGAATATCAGTGAATTAGAGGAAGCTCTGTTACTCTGTTGGAATGAAACAGTCTGCATTTTGTTAAGGCTCCTGTTTGGGTAAACCGTCTGTTGGGTTTGGGTAGAGATCTGGGCGCAACTCGTGCGGAGTTACGCCGGTAACCCCATAAATTTGCAAAACTCGATCTGCCGGGACGACGCCCTGATATCGATTTCGCCAATGACTAACAGTCATGGCGCTTACGGTTAGCAGTTGGGCTAAGCGCGTAGCAGTTCCTGCTTTAGTAATTGCTTTATCAATTGCTTTCATAAATAGCTCCTGTAACAACAACGCAATTAAACATTTTGTTTATGTTTATGTCAACATTTTGAATATTGAGCTAATAAACATTTGGTTTAGAATTCGTCCATGAAAGAAAAAACTCATCAGATTAACCACCCACAAGTTCAGCGGCTTAACGAGGTTCTTGAGCTCAAGAAGTTGACCAAATCAGACATGGCCCGTATTTGTGGCGTCAGTGCTCAATCGGTCAATAACTGGTTCGTACGCGGGACGATTGGTAAAAGCTCAGCGATTAAGCTGGCGGATGCGCTTGGGGTGAGCCTTGAGTGGCTGCTTGGCCAAGATGTTGGCGAGAAAGATGGACTGAAGCCGGACGAACAACGCCTGTTGGAACTTTACCGTCAGCTTCCCGAAGAAGAGCAACAGAACATGCTTCGCATCTTCGCGCTTCGCCTGAAAGAGCTGGACGAACTATATGATAAGTATATGAAAGGCCGGATTCGTTCGCAGGATGATTGAGTAATCCTTTCAGCAATGATTCGTAAAGATCTACTATAAGAAATGGCCATAAAGTGGCCTTTTTTTATGCGCCTCGAATAACTAGCACATCCCTTGTACTAAGCGTCCATTCCCCGGACTTCCTGCCTGTACCATTTCGTCGAATTTTTTGCCTCCAAAGAACAAAATTTCACTCTCCATAAGCATCATATAAACATTTTGTTTATTTAAAATTACTCATTTTGTTGACTGCAACTTAAACTTTGTGTTTAATCTAACTCAACAAGACGCATCACGTTCCACCAAGGCAGGACGCCCACGAAGTAGCCGCCGATGGCATACGAATATTCGGATGAGGTGGAGAGATTAACGCGCATCAGGTGTAAACGTTCCGCTGGCCGGCGATAAGGCAAACGAGGGTGAGAATGATTGATTTCGCACGCAAACCATCACGGCAGCAGGCAGTAAAGCTGAATTTCATCGAGGTGATTCTTCGCCGCTTGTGCTACTTGCTGGCGCAAAAGGGGAATCCAGATGTGTGACTCAACAAAATGCGGGTACTGCGGCAAGCCGGTTGAACCGGAGAAAGTAGTCAAAAGTACCCTTCTCTATCGCAACGGCTCACAGCTGGCGCGCAAAGAAAAAGAATACTGCTCTGAACGTTGTGCTTCGTACGACCAGATGGCCCAGGAGGCATAACGTAAAAGCCGCGCAAGGCGGCCCGTACGTCCGGTGCTCCCGACCAAAGTTACACCGGAAAACTACTTAAAAAACCAAAGTTCACCCAATGGGCGCTATCTCTGGCCCGGGGATCTTACATCCAAAAAAGAGGATCTCACATGGAATTTTTCTATGTAGTTAAGGCTACGCAGAAATCTGGCAAAGAAGACGCAGTGATTTGGTTCACTGCTAAATCAGAAGCCCGTGCCAACCTCCAGCTCGATGTCGAGCTGGAAGATGCTGGTATTGAAACCGGCCGTGGTAAGGATTACGCCAAACCAGTTCGCACCGATTTCCCTGTTTACAACGATCTGCCTGAAGAAAGCACCGTGGATTACACCTGGTGCAAACGCTACGCCCTCCAGGACGATGGTCGCACCTGGCTGCCAAAGGCTGGTGCTGAGTCAACTGGAGCCGTGGACAACACTGCTGCACCGGAAACGACTGTTAAAGTCGAAACTACCGTCGAGAGTGTCCCGCTTGAAAACCGCACTTCAGCGGTCCGTTTTGCCGTCCACCTGACCAGCGACAAATTCCAGTCACACATCACTAAAGAGCAGCAACTGGCTGCCAGCGAAATGTCTCTGGATGAAGGCAACACCTATCTCCAGAACCTGCTGCTGGCGAAAAACGGCATTCCAGAAGTTGCCGAACTCAGTCTGAACGCTGAGTGGAAACTAGTCCAGGCGATTAAACAGATATTCACGCCAGATGAAGCGCACAACAAAGAAATTATTGCTGCATTCATGGCTGACTGGGCGAGAGCTGATGCCGGCGACCGCAATCAGTTAGTTGAAGAGTGGAGAAGCGGAAAGCTTGCTCTTCTCAAATCAGAAAGCACCAGCGACGCCGACGCTACAACTGGTCATGACCTCAAACCTGATAACGGTATCCAGATTGACGAGAATGATGACGAAACCACTCGTTATCCAGTCGTGCGTATGCCCTTCCGCAAGCAGTTACTCGCCCAGTTTACCGTCGACGAACTGCGCCACCACTTAACCCGCGAAGAATACGAAGGTATCAGCGCGCTGGAGATGGACACTGACAACGGCTACGTCCAGAACCTGCTGCTGGCGGCAGAAAACTGCGAAGAGGTGAAGGGTTACGATACCAAAGACCTGTGGCGCTACACCGATGCCATTCGCAAGGTGTTCAGCCAGGAGAAGCGTCACGAACTCGCTCTGGTACTTCGTTTTACCCGAATCTGGGCTGCGACTGATTATATTGACCGCGGCATTCTCGTTCGCGAGTGGGCAGCCGGTAATCGCATCAGTAATGTTCAGCGCACCGATTCTGGTACTAATGCCGACGGTGGCTATGTAACGGATCGCGGCGAAGGCGCGCATCACACTCTGGACAAGGGAACTCGATTTGCTGCTGGCTCAGGCCCGAACCCGAAACTCTACCCTGTGGGCTGACGACCCACGCCAGCAGCTGGCATATCTGGCTGTCAAACGCTGGGCCAGACTGTTCTGCCCGGATGTGATTCTGGGCGTTTACACCCCTGATGAACTGGATGATCGCCGAGAAGAACGAGAGGTAAACCCTGCACCGGCGCAGCACGTTAGCCTTGCAGACATTTCAGGTGACAACGTCACTACGACTCAAACGGCTCAGGAATCAGCTCAAAATATTTATGCACTTGCTGATGATTTCCGTGACCGCATCGAGGCGGCTCAGGATGTGGATAGCGCTAAAGCTCTGCGCGCAGATATTGAAACCGTGAAAGCAACACTGGGTTCTGCCCTGTTCACTGAGCTGAAAAACAAGGCCGTGAAGCGTTATTACCTGGTTGATGCACGGAACAAAGTCGAAGCAGCCATCAATTCCTTGCCATCTTCAGATGAGCCGGATGCAGCTGCGCGGTTCGCGGAAGTAGAGCGCGTTCTTGCAGCGTCGAAACGCCATCTGGGCGACGAATTGCATGGTCAGTTCAGCATCACCCTGGCGGATATGAAACCGGAATACGTGGACTAACGAGATCGGGAGGGGAAACCCTCCCTCAAGGAGAAGAAATGCGACTGATTAATCGTGGCAGTAAGCAATCCCCTTTGGCTCGCCAGGCATGTGAAATCGCACTCGCAGCCCACCAGCAAAGATACGGCGACTATGGGCGCAGCAACATGAAAGAGACCTATACGGTGAGAGTGGAAGGCGTGAAGGTCTGGGTCGAGGTAGTGAACTGCAAGGCAAGCTACGTGGCCACAGCAATGACCGGTATGCGCCGACTGCGTTCCCTGCCCGGCCAGGCAAACTGAAACCGAAATATCAACGACTAAAGACCGGCATATCTATACTCATGCCGGTTACCTGAGGTGAACCATGTCGCAGGTAATTTTTAACGAAGAATGGGTTGTTGGCGCAAGACTCACAGAAAAAACAGGCCTGACCGAACGACAGATTGAGAAGTATCGCCAGGGCTGTTGGGTGGAAGGTGTCCATTTTAAACGGGTATCTCCTTCTGGCGAAAAAACCTTGCGTGGCACCACCTGGTACAACTATCCGAGAATTAATCAGTTAATAAGGGATGCGTAAGATGGCAGCTTTGCCTACAGGTGTCGAAATCAGAAACAATAAGATTTGTATCTGGTTTATGTACCGGGGAAAGCGTTGCCGCGAAATTCTCAAAGGTTGGATTAACACCCCGGCGAACATCAAAAAAGCCGGGAATCTTCGGGCTGTGATCGTTAGTGAGATCAACCTTGGAGAGTTTGATTACCACCAGCGCTTTCCTTCATCGTCCAGAGCAAAAAAAAACCGTAACCACTGTTTCAGTTCAAACCTTTTCAGAGCTGTGTGAACTGTGGACGAGCATTAAAGAAACCGAAATTAGCGCGAATACCATGCGTAAGACTCGCTCACAACTCGGTACGTTAATGCACATCATTAACGGAGATACGCCTGTTTCAACTATACGCCACAGCGACATTCTAAAATACAGAAAGGAGCTGTTGAACGGTGAGACACTTTACCTGGCAAATCCCAGAAGTAACAAACAGGGACGCACTGTGCGTACCGTGAACAACTATATATCGCTTCTGTGCTCCCTTCTTCGGTTTGCACAAAAATCTGGCTTTATCAGTGGCAAACCCTTTGAAGGGATCAAGAAACTACACAAAGGGAAAGTAAAACCGGATCCTTTAACGAAGCAGGAGTTTAGTTTGCTTGCGGAATCCGAGCGTGGCCAAAGCCTCAATATGTGGACGTTCGCAGTTTATACTGGTGTCCGTCATGGAGAGCTTGCAGCTCTTGCCTGGGAAGATATTGACTGGGAAAAAGGTACAGCCCATATAAAGCGCAATCTTAATGCGTTGGGCATGTTCGGCCCACCAAAAACCGAAGCAGGTAACCGGGTTATCACCCTATTAGAGCCGGCGCTTGAAGCCTTGAAAGCACAGCGCAAGCTGACAGCACTACAGCCTAAAACCGAAATTGTCTTTAATCATCGCGAGTATGGCGCAGTGGAAAATCAAAGCCTGCGATTCGTTTTCATACCCCGGATGCGCAAAGGAGAACAGAAAGCCTACTACTCTTTATCGAGCATCGGTGCGAGATTCAACGCAGCTGTAAAACGTGCTGGTATTCGCCGCCGGAATCCGTACCATACGCGGCATACTTTTGCCTGCTGGCTTTTATCTGCCGGCGCTAACCCGTCTTTCATAGCCAGCCAGATGGGGCATGAAAACGCGCAAATGGTTTATGAAGTCTACGGTGCGTGGATTGAAGAAATGAATGGCGAACAGGTGCTGATGCTTAACGATAAGCTCGCACGCTGA